TACCTGGTCCGGCTATTGGACATTTGAATATGTTCTTGGGTCACTCTGATACGGGAAAAACAACTGCTTTGGTTAAAACTGCGGTGGATGCTCAGAAAAAAGGTATATTACCTGTGTTTATTATTACGGAACAGAAATGGTCTTTTGAACACGCAAAACTTATGGGTTTTGATTGTGAAGAGGTTGTTGATGAAACAACGGGTGAAGTTGATTGGGATGGATTTTATATCTTCAACAACAACTTTAACTACATCGAACAAATTACAGATTATATCAATTCATTATTGGATGCACAAGAAAAAGGTGAATTAGATTATAGTTTATTATTCTTATGGGATTCTGTTGGTTCAGTTCCTTGTAAGATGACGTTCGAAGGTAAAGGTGGAAAGCAACACAACGCATCAACACTTGCCGACAAAATTGGTATGGGTATTAACCAACGTATTTCAGGTTCACGTAAAGCGGATTCAAAATTTGAGAACACATTGGTTATCGTTAATCAACCTTGGGTTGAATTACCTGATAATCCTTTTGGTCAACCAAAAATTAAAGCAAAAGGTGGTGAAGCAATTTGGTTAAACTCATCTTTGGTATTCTTATTTGGAAATCAAAAGGGAGCGGGAACAACAAAGATTACTGCTACCAAAGACAAACGAAGTGTTAAGTTCGCTTCAAGAACAAAGGTATCTGTTATGAAAAACCACATCAATGGTTTGGGTTATGAAGATGGAAAGATTATTGTAACACCTCACGGATTTTTGGCGGGTAAGGATAGTACTGAAGAAAAAGAATCTATTGAATCATACAAAAAAGAATATGCTGACTATTGGAAAGATATTCTTGGAGTTAGTTCTTTAGATTTTGACTTGAAAGAAGAAAAAGAAGATTAGTTTTATTGTTACACCTTTTAAATCACGATTGTGATTAATACACTATTAGTAGACGGAGATAATTTATTTAAAATAGGATTCCACGGAGTTAAAGAATTATTTAGCGACGGGGACCACGTGGGTGGTGTTTATCATTTTATAAACACCATTCGCAAATTCCTTGAGGAACATAACCACGATAAGGTAATTGTGTTTTGGGATGGTGATTCTAATTCATCAGTAAGGAAAGCTTTATATCCCCAATATAAAGCCAATAGAAGACAAGATATGAATGAGTATAAGTACGAATCATATCTAAATCAAAAATCACGAGTTAAGGAATATCTTGAAGAAGTTTTTGTAAGACAGGTTGAGTTAATTAATAACGAAGCCGATGACCTTATTGCTTATTATTGTCAGATGGCAAAGGACGAGAATATTATCGTTTTTTCCTCAGATAAAGACCTCACACAACTTATCTCCGAGAGAGTGACCATCTACTCCCCAAATGCAAAACAATACTTTAGACAGGGGGATATGATTACCCTTAATAAAGTTCAATTCCCTCACTATAATGTTTTATTATGTAAAATCTTAACGGGGGATAAATCGGACAATATTAATGGAATCGAGGGGTTAGGAGAAAAAACTTTAATTAAGTTTTTCCCTGAAATAACAAAACAACCTCTTAATGTAGAGGAAATTATGGGTTCAGCTCAGGTATTATCAGAGACCAACAAATCAAAAACTTTGTCAAATATTTTGACTGGTAAGACAAAAAGTGGTATATTTGGAGAACAATACTACAAAACAAACTTAAAGATTGTGGATTTATCCAATCCATTAATCACAGATGAAGGGAAAGAATTGGTATCACAAATCTTAACCGACACAATTGACCCCACAGATAGGGGATATCGTAATTTGATGAGAATGATGATGGACGATGGTCTATTCAAATATCTTCCAAAGAACGATGAGGCTTGGGTTGAATTCCTTAAGCCGTTTATGAAACTAACAAGAAAAGAAAAAAGAAACACAAACCAAAAGTAAAATTATGAAAGAGCAAGAAAGTACCAAGATGGAATTTCTATTGACGTTGAATGGCAACATTGTTGTTCAAAGATTTTTTAACGTAAGGGGATATAACCCTAATTCGAAGAACTCGAGTGAGTTGTATTCGTATGTTAAATCATTACAAGATGAGTTGGAGTATTATTTAAAAATGAAGACGGTAATCTATATGTTGGACTACCAAGATTCAATTGTGAATGACCCCGCAGTTATGGACACATCGTTCACAGATGGACCTGAAGATTTTAACATTTTCATCAAGTTGGGAGAACAGACAATTTGTCATAGAGTTTTTAACGGAAAATTATTTCCACCAAAAGTTCGTTATACAGTTGACGTACGACCAATTATCAAAGACGTTTTAAAGTCTTTAACTGACATTTTTTCAGACAAAAAATTAAGTTTTAATTTTTAGACTTTAAGGTAAGTAAGTAAATATTTAATAAAACAAGGGGAGAGAAAACGCAATATGAATAAGAATTTTGATTACTTAGGGAACACATTTCAACTACAACTTTTAAACCAAATTATTGTAGACAAAGAGTTCTCTACCACAATTATGGACGTAATTGAGAGCTCATATTTTGATAACAAATACTTTAAAATCATCTTACAGATGGTTAAGGAGTACCACAAAAAATATGAATCTACTCCCAACTTTGAAACTCTTGAGCAGATTGTTAAATCTGAAATAACTCAAGAACTTGTTGCCAAGATTGTCTTGGACACATTAAAGCAAATCAAAGATGCTCCCGATGAGGGAACATTATTTGTTCAAGAAAAAGCCTTGAAATTCTGTAAACAACAGGAACTTCAAAAGGCGATGGACAGAGCTCAAAAAATTATTAATGAAGGGGATTTTGAATCTTATGATAAAGTTGAAGGACTCGTTCGTGAGGCATTACAAGTCGGAGAAAGAGACACGGGAATTACCGATATTTTCTCTAACTTGGATACAGTTTTGGATGAGGATTATAGACATCCAATTCCAATGGGAATACCAGGAATTGATAAATTGTTAAAAGGTGGTTTGGCAAAAGGTGAGATTGGTGTTATCCTTGCTCCAACTGGAGTTGGTAAGACAACAATCTTAACTAAGATTGCCAACACCGCATTTAACTTGGGTTATAACGTTCTTCAAATTTTCTTTGAGGACAACCCGAAGATTGTTCAAAGAAAACATTTTACCCTTTGGACTGGAATTGCTCCCGATAACTTGGTTCAACATAAAGAAGAAGTTATGGAAAAAATTGGGCAAATCAAAGAGACAATGAAAAATGAATTGGTGTTAAAGAAATTACCATCGGATTCAATGACAATGTCTCAAATTAAAAACCAAGTAAGAAAAATGATTGCCGACGGAAACAAATTGGATTTGATTCTATTGGATTATATTGATTGCGTGGTTCCAGAATCATCATCAAAAGATGAATGGAAAGCTGAGGGTTCAGTTATGAGAGGGTTTGAAGCAATGTGTCACGAGTTATCATTGGTGGGATGGACAGCAACACAAGGTAATAGGTCATCAATTTCATCAGAAGTTGTAACAACCGACCAAATGGGTGGGTCAATTAAAAAGGCTCAAGTAGGACACGTAATCATTTCCGTGGCAAAAACATTACAACAAAAGGAAATGAATCTAGCAACCATCGCAATTACCAAATCACGTATTGGTAAAGACGGGGTTGTGTTTGAAAACTGTAAATTTGATAACGAATTGTTAGAAATTGATACAGATAGTTCAGTTACCTTCTTAGGATTCGAAGGTCAACAAGAAGAAAGAAAACGTGACAGAGTAAAAGAATTACTCGAAAAAAGGAAATTAAGAGAACAACAGCAATAAAAATAAAATAAATAATTTAAATTAAAACTATGGACGCATCTCAAAAGATATTGTCTGACCTAACGGTCTATATGAAGTACGCAAAATTTCTCCCTGAATACAACAGGAGAGAAACGTGGGAAGAATTAGTAACGCGTAATATGAACATGCACATCAAAAAGTACCCTGAATTAGGCGGGGAAATTGTTGAAGCATACAAATACGTTTACGATAAAAAAGTATTACCTTCAATGAGGTCAATGCAGTTTGGTGGTAAACCAATTGAAATAAGCCCAAACAGAATTTATAATTGTGCTTATTTACCAATCGACCACTTGGATGCTTTTTCTGAAGCAATGTTCTTATTATTAGGTGGTACTGGTGTGGGTTATTCAGTACAAAAACATCACGTAGAACAATTACCTGAAATTAGAAAACCAAACGCAAATAGAAAAAGAAGATTCTTAATTGGTGATTCAATCGAAGGATGGGCAGATGCGATTAAAGTATTATTTAAGTCATACTTTGGTGACCAATTATCAACTCCTGAATTTGATTTCTCTGATATTAGAGCAAAAGGTGCTCAACTTGTAACATCAGGTGGTAAGGCACCAGGTCCTCAACCATTGAAAGATTGTCTTCACAAACTAAAAAGTATGTTGGAAGCAAAAGAAGATGGTGAAAAATTATCTCCAATTGAAGTTCACGATATGGTTTGTCATATTGCTGACGCAGTACTTGCAGGTGGAATTAGAAGAGCGGCACTTATTTCGTTATTCTCTGCTGATGACCAAGAAATGATTTCTTGTAAGGCAGGTTCTTGGTGGGAACAAAATCCACAACGTGGTAGAGCTAATAACTCAGCAGCGTTGTTAAGACACAAAATTACAAAAGAATTCTTTATGGATTTATGGAAACGTGTTGAAGCATCAGGAGCAGGTGAACCTGGTATCTATTTCACAAACGATAAAGATTGGGGAACTAACCCTTGTTGTGAAATCGCACTTCGTCCAAACCAATTCTGTAACTTATGTGAGGTAAATGTTTCTGATATTGAATCACAAGAAGATTTAAATGGTCGTGTTAAAGCGGCAGCGTTCATCGGAACATTACAGGCGGGTTATACTAATTTCCATTATCTTCGTGATATTTGGAAAAGAACAACTGAAAAAGATGCCTTAATTGGTGTATCTATGACAGGTATTGGTTCAGGTGTTGTATTAGGTTATAATATGAAAGAAGCTGCTAAGATTGTTAAAGAAGAAAATGTAAGAATTGCTACCTTAATTGGAATTAACAAATCAGCAAGAACAACAACGGTTAAACCTGCGGGAACGACATCGTTAACATTAGGAACATCATCAGGTATTCATGCTTGGCATAATGATTATTACGTTCGTCGTATTCGTGTTGGAAAGAATGAAGCAATTTACAAATACTTATCTGAAAATCACCCTGAGTTAGTTGAGGATGAATATTTCCGTCCACATGATACAGCGGTAATCTCAGTTCCACAAAAAGCACCTGAAGGTTCTATCTTAAGAACTGAAAGTCCATTCCAATTATTAGAACGTGTTAAAAAAATTACACAAGAATGGGTTAGACCTGGACACAGAACTGGTTCAAATACACATAACGTATCTGCAACAATTAGTTTAAAACCTG